AAATAGTTAAAATCTGGATCCAGTTTGATACATATACCCTCTATAGTCGAAAAGGCTTTTGCGAGGTACACGAAACTACTCGGTACCACGAATGGTTTTTCAATCGCGAGTTGTGCAGCGAGATCATCGTTCACGATCCCAGAACCGTCGAGGGTCTCTAAGTATCCTAGGATGGTCTCAAAGAATAATTCAATGTCCGAAACATCTGAAGAAGTCGGAACAATCACACCCAATTTTACTAACGTGTCAACTATACCCACTGTATCACGTGTGATTATAAAACCAAAAAGTTTTGTAAATCCATCTCTTAATTCTTCGGACAAGGGCACAAGTAATCCGAAATCATAAAATACAAGCTTTCCTTTTGGCGAAAATCCCAAGTTACCTGGGTGTGGGTCGGCATGAAATAGACCATTGTCCATGGTTTGAATCACGTACGCATTTATCAGGGCTTCGCATATTTTCTTCTTATTCACCCTCTTATCCTTAATCTCTGTCAGTTTAACTGATGGTACATATTCCATGACGATCATTTCATCGTCTGAATACTTTTTATACATTCTCGGAACTTTCACCCATTCAACATCTTTCATACTTTTCCGAAATTTTATAGCATTGTTAATCTCCTGTTTATAATCAGCCTCCCCCAAGAGATATTCTATAGATTCATCGAGAACTAGACCAGAACTATTTCCTGTGTCGATACCAACACGCTCTAAAAAATGGACTATATCCCGTATAGTATCTGTATCCTTTTTCATGAGACTCAAGATTCCTGGACGTTTTATTTTTACAACAACTTTTTGACCGTTTTGCAGCACGGCCATATGGACCTGACCGATACTCGCAGATTTAAATGGTACAGGGTCAAATTCTTTAAAAATATCATGTTTTACATCTATATCAATTTCACATGGAGGAACGTCATCTTGTAACGTCTCGAGCTGCTGAATGAATTCGGGTGAGTACAGATCGGCGCGCGTGGACGCAATTTGTCCTAATTTTACAAATGTTGGTCCGAGCTCTATGAGACGATCCTTCGTCCATCGTCCCAGCTCAGCTTGATCTTTTGTTACATTTTTTCGAATAAGAAACTCCGATGCAAACCTCCACGTTTTATATTTGCGCGTGTTATGGTTTACTCTTTGTGGCAATATGTTCAACGAACATAAAGCCATCTTATTACATACGGATAAATTTATCTCTCTAACCTAGATTATTTTTTTTCTCGGGATAATTTACATGGAGTCTGATAAGAAAGAAGACTGTTACGACGTTAACCCAGTCGTTAATTGGAAGTGTATATGGTTTACGTTTGCTTTAGCGGGTGGATATTGGTTCTTACCGAAGAAAAATAAATGGATTCTGTTAGCGCTTTTGTATTTTCCGTATATTATGTTAGCGTTTTATGATCACCATTACGACTGTAAGCGAAATATGGGGCCCACATACCTTGCCATGTTCTACCATTGGGCGAAACCACAAGAATCTAAACAAATTAAGGATTATAAAAATTGGTGCCCGGAAATAAAATCCAAAGTCTTAACACTAGATTTAATTATTTTAACTATAGCCATCGGAATGTTTCCATATTTCCTTCGATGGATTCCAAAATAGTTTATTTCGATGTAAGTAAAATAAAGAAAACTTCATAGTATTATGTATGCCACTTCCAGATATATCTCTTAAGAGAATTAACTGCACATGTCATGTTCATACACCCATGTTTGAGTACAATAACAAAAAATATATACGGTTGACCATACCCGATGGTACCACCTGTAGCGTGCGCTCGGCGCATTCACGCGTTTTACTACAAAATCCTAACACTGACAACCCTTTAGATGGTAACGTTCTCACAGTGAAAGTTCCTTTTAGGTATCGTCGCGTCATGTGTTCGTACGAGGGTGCCCCCATCCAATCACTTAAAAAATCCGATAAGGTAGAAATGACTACCGATTTTATGGGAGCCTGGAACGTAGGTAATCATAGTGGATACACATGGAAGTTGAGTAATATAAAGCTTCTAGACTCGATTATCGTATGAAACTCACACGATCTGGGTGTGTAGTTCCGGATACATCGGAAATAAAAAAAGAACTCACGGTTCGCCCGATCGTTAATGCAGATTTTGGTGTAGCACCTCCCTCGTTTAAGGTGTTCAGAAAGGCAAAATCTGGATTATGCGTGCCGAGATATTACGCAGAAGAAAAGTTTGGAAAGTTGGTCGAAGATATCCGACCTAAGCCAGAAAAAATTAAAATATCTTTCAAAGGAAAATTAAGAGATGAAACACACCAAAACGAGGCACTTTCTAAAGCTATTGAAGCTGGTCATGGAATCTTATCGTTACCGTGTGGTTTCGGTAAGACGACCGTATCCCTGGCCATAGCTTGTAAACTCGGATATCGAACGATGATCGTCGTTCACAAAGAATTCCTGGCCAACCAATGGAAAGAGCGTATTCAACAGTTTTGTCCGGGTGCATCCATAGGTATTGTTCGACAGAATAAGAAAGAAGTAAACTGCGATTTTGTGATCGCCATGCTTCAATCACTCTCGTTGAAAGAATATTCATTCGAAGACTTTGATAGTATAGGAACACTCATAGTCGATGAAGCGCATCATATCTGTGCGAAGGTATTTTCACAATCTTTATTCAAATTGTGTCCTAAACATACATTCGGGTTATCCGCTACACCAAATAGAAAGGATGGACTCACTAAAGTTTTACACTGGTTTATGGGTCCAACATTCTTTTCAGTAGAACGCAAAAACCAGGATCAGGTGGACGTTTTTCCACTCGTATACACGTGTCCAAGATTTGAAGACCCCCCTCCATGCACACGTTTCGGTAAACTTTCACTCCCCACCATGATCACAGAACTTACAGAAATGCCCGATCGAAACAGAATGATCTTACAGACGATCAAAGATGTTGCAAAAACGACGCGTCAAATTCTAGTTCTCAGCGATAGACGGTTTCATTGCGAATTTCTACACCAAAAGTTTAAGACGACATCGGGTTTATACATGGGTGGAATGAAAGAAGCAGATTTAGCTGAATCCAGTAAAAAGCAAATCATATTCGCGACGTTCAGTCAGGCACACGAAGGACTCGATATACCGAGCCTCGATACAGTTATTCTCGCCACACCCAAATCCGACATTGTTCAGAGTATAGGTCGTATCATGCGAGAAACGAAGGGTAAAAAGAATAATCCTAGAATCTACGACGTGGTGGATCATTGGTCGGTATTTTTTGCCATGTATAACAAACGTTTACGTGTATATCGACAGGGTGGGTTTAATATACCCGATCAACCGAAGGAAGATACGGGTGACTTTCTCCCCGGAAAATGTCTCGTACAACTATAAGAATGGGACGTTGTTCAGTCGGACGATCCACGCAAAAATACACGAGTGGAGGGGGTGGTGGAGCTGATTTAAGTTCTATCCTCACGGCGCACGGAGATATGATCTACGCAGATTCGACTGCAACGGCCGCCAACGTATCCATAGGACAGACAACAGGACATGTTTTGACTGTCGTAGCACCTGGTGAAGTCGGTTGGCAGGGTGTATCTGGAGCTTCGGGGCAGGTTGGTACCCTGCAACAGGTTACGACTAACGCTCCTACGACAACTGTCACGACGCAATTTCTAAACACCGTAACATCTTTAACAGCGAGTGGGAATGTATTAGTTATAGGCACCGTGGCGGCATCTAAATTTATAGGTGATGGTTCAGAATTAACAGGTGTCGCACTTGTCCCAGATTTAAATGATAATTCTTCTAGAATTAGTGATATTGAAACGGCGACTATAATTTCAAATTCTTCCACTATAACGACTGGCTTTCAAACCGGTGATATATTATACGCGAGCGCCGATAATGTACTCAATAAACTTAGTATAGGTTCTACGGGGGAAGTTTTAAAAAGTGATGGAACCGTACCGGTGTGGGGCACGGATATAGGTGGTTCTTCCGGTACCGCAGTATGGACAGCCACCGGTGTAAATGGAAGAATTCATTATTCTTCAGGTAATGTGGGAATCGGAGTCTCAAATCCACAACATTTATTAGATTTACCTTCGTCGGGTACAGTAAATGCCGGTTTTTTTATAGGTGATGGTTCAGGACTTTATAATCTTCCTATGGCGGGGAGTCAATGGACCGGTACAACGACTCTACATTTCGATGGACCGGTTGGAATAGGAAATACAACACCTTTAACAACACAGACATTACAGGTTGGATCAAATGTTTCTATAAATGATTCAGATGATGATAAAATAGTCGTGACAGGGAATGTATATGTAAGTAAAAATATACGAGTTTTAGATGACGTAGATTGTTTTCAGGTGAGAACTACTAACATTTTTATCAAGAAACAAATCGTCTCGGCACAATCCGCTCGTTCGAGTTCTGCGATGGTCTTGTAATTTTTTAATTCCCGTGTATATATAAATGGCAACAGGGACCGGTTATATATCACGGCCTACGCTATATGGTCAGGTTTATCCCGGTGAAGACGTTGGTTGGGTATCAACGACAGGGTTTCCTGCCCATAAACTAGACGGAACCAAACTTAATGTTGGTATGGGATCGGCGGTTGATATTTCATTCGATACGAAACTGTATTTTGTAGGTTCTAAAGACTTTGGAGGAGATTTTATAGGTGATAATCCTGCCGTTGGGGAAGAAATTATACAACTCGGTCGATTTGATATAGTACGATATACACCGCCGGGAGAATCTGACATTATAAGTAATGTATTTTCGAGACCTTTATACACGTTAATAGGAACGAAAGGATCTGGGACCGCGGGATCAACGTGGCCCGGATACGATTATATTAAGTATCCGTATGGTTACCCTTCCGGGGAATTGGGTGCTTCTGTAAAATCGAATTGGGATGGTACGCGTGTAGTTATAGGAGAACCGGGACACTCTGCAAATCGCGTGCATGTACTTACTACAGGTGGTACAGTAACCGGTTTACTAGATACTAGATGGGCATCTGGAACGGTGACAGAAGCTATTATACAAGGTCCCACTGCAAGCGAATTTGGTCGTAGTGTTGCTATATCCAAAGATGCCGCTAATATAATTGTAGTCGGTGCTCCAAGACTTAATAAAATTTATGTTTACAAGGCTATAAGTAGTACAAATTGGCAATTGGTATACGAAAATGGGGACAGTGGTATATATCAGAAAATTCGATACGACACGAATACATATTATGACATGGTTCCAGATTCACAGGCGGCGAGTCAAAATGAATCGTTTAACAGGTACGGGTATTCTGTCGATATAACACCCGATGGTACACGAATAGTAGCCGGGGCACCCGGTAACGCCGTAAGACTTTTACATAATAGTAACTGTAGTTTTTTACCTAACACGTACGCGGCAGAAACTATAAGTACTTCGGCAGTCCCACATACATATATAGATCGAGGATCACGTTATTACAACGCCGACAATCCCTTATTTGGGGCTTTTGGACGCGATGACTATTTACAATCTATAGCAACTTTGGGATGGGTACGGGCTATTGAAAGTAAAAATGCTTCATGGGACCCCAGTGTTCAAACTGAAACGTTTTACTCTCCGAGTGATACCTTACCAAATGTATACTTTTCCAATACACTCACATTTACCAATTTTGTAGGGGAAGACACTTATGATCATTGGTTTACTGATACTGGTCAGGTCTTTACCAGTGACCCAGCGGTAACTGTGGAGGGTGATAATATGTATATAGGATGGGCAGGTAATGAATATTCTAATGTGAATAGAACTTCCGGTGGTGTTCACGTGTACACGCGGTCGACACCGGGTGATTACAGTTCGGGATGGTCGTATGTACAGTTCATTAAATGTCCTATCCCAGATGGCGCGGCACAGTTTGGATATGGATCTCGATATGGCAAAGGGGGTGTTCGCGTGAACGGTGACACTATGGCTATTTCTTCGCCAGGGTGGTGTTCTGCGTGGAGGAATCTTGGCGGATACCAGATACACAATAACAGTGGTATTAGCTCGTCTATGTCTCTCGATTATGCATCTCAACCCGTACTTTTTGGCGCGGTTGATGGAGACTTAGCTGGCGAATCTGTCGTGATGCTCGATAGTGGAGAAGCTTTGGGTGCTGTCGGTTCGGGTGCAACTGCGGCAGCGGTAGTTGGTTCTCCGAATGGAAACGGTGGTACGGGGTGCGTCGATGTGTATATATGGGGCGAAGATCCGTCCACTGTCATCACTTCTGCAGTCTACGCAGATAAATTGACCACATATGGTTCTCAATACACAGCGTATGGCCCACCGAGCCCTCTTCTGCTGAATGACACGTGGCAGCGAGTCGGTGCCACTATTACTCCGCCATCGGACAGCTATGGACTGGGTAACGGTGAATTCGGTTACAGTATTGCAGCCTCGAGTGACGGTACGAGAATCGCTATAGGCGCACCCGGAATACCTGGAACTTATCCGTACACCGGCGACGGGCGATATGGTGGTTCTGTATACATTTATGATTGGAATAGTAGTACCAGTGCATGGGTACTCGATAGAAGAATTGTATCTCCAAACACCGCCGGATATAATAAAAGTGGTAATGGTACTAATGGAAGATTTGGTCATTCTGTTTCTATGTCATCGGATGGTGAACGCGTCGTGGTAGGTGTACCTGATTACGGTTCGTCGGCGACGACGGGTAGAGTACATGTTTATGAACGCGGCACGGCGAACCTCTCGTATTTACGCTGGTTAGAAATGGACGCCGGTGTTGAAAGTTACGGAAACGGTGATTTAGTGTCTAGTGTTTTAGAGTTCTCGAGTAATCAGCCTACAGCTAAATTTGGTCATTCTGTTTCTATGTCGGCTGATGGTGATAGAATTGTAGTTGGAGCACCTGGATATGTATATTCACAACCATCTAACAATGGAAATCAAAACCCCGATCATGGGTGTGCAGTAGTATATGATTTCGCTGGGTCACCTGCAAAATGGAATAAAGGGAATACACCATTTACTTCGGCGAGTATACCCCACGATCCGTCAGCTACTAACGCGTCCGGTGGCCTGTCGTGGCTAAACCCTACATATGGTTCTAAATCCGGTTGGTCGGTGGCTATATCTGGTGACGGTTCTCGAATGGTAGTCGGTGCACCGAGGTATCATGCACCAAATGACTTTAGTTACGTGAGAGGATGTGCGGCTGTGTACGACATAACAACACCTTCAACATCGTATACATCGCACACACTTGTAGGAGATATCATACGTGAAACGGATGGATCAAAACGATATGAATTGGGTAGGGATGTTGATATCTCTAACGACGGTAATCGTATAGCCGTTTCCGGATATTTTCTAAACGGAGAGACTCTTACCGGAAATTCGGTAACGAGTTGTGGTATAGTGAGAACGTATCACTGGTCAGTTGAAGTTGATGATCAACCTCCACCGGTTGGTACAGGACCCACACCTAATGGAACCTTTAGGTGGAATAGATTGGGAATGAAAACACGAAATAATTCGGGTGGTGGGTCTTTCTATGATACGAGTAGTAGCGAGCAGGGTATATATACGAATTCTTACTATGGTAAATCGATTTCATTATCGAGCACTGGTCATCTTCTCGCCGTGGGCTGTCCGGGTGGTTATTGGTCGGGTAACCCGACTTCAGCTGCGAATGGTACAACCCCTGGATGGGTGCGGGTATTTAGTAACTCATCTAACGGATCTCGGTATCATTATGCATTTACGGGTGTGTACGGAGGATTTGAAAATGCTGGGCTTGAAATTGGAAAAGTGTATATATACAAAAGGGTAACTGCGGGTAGTTCGACGTCGAAATGGAAACTTGTACAGGGTCTGGAAGCATCTCAGTTTGGTAGTAATGGGCCGGGAAGTCAATACTACAACGCAGAACAGTTTCCTTATGGCGAACCTGCTAAAATGTTTGGATTTAATGTGAGATTTGGTTGGGATCTGGATTTGAAAGATGACCATCTGGTGGTATCCAGTGATACAACAAGACACGGTAGTACGGATCCAAATCAAAATTGGAATATTACCGGTCAGGGTCAGGTTTATGTATTTACCAGAAATACACCCGGAGATAGGAATTCTTCTTGGTCATGGCGTCGAACATTAGATCCCAGAGAAGGAAATTTATGGCGTACTACGCAGTCAACATCCGTCTCCGGTGGTGTGACGACACGGGAACGGTTTGGATACCGCGTCGTCATAGATGGCGATTCAACGAATGGGTATACCATAGCCGCAAGTGCACCCGATCGCGATATTCAACCTATAACCGGTACGGGTACTCTCACACAAGGTGGCGCTGTCTTTATATTTAAGGGTAGTGGTGATACGTGGTCAACTCAGGGGTATTTTAATGGATTTGATGCATTACTGGCAACTGATCGCAAAGCTGGTCAAAATTTCGGAGTAACCTTAAGTCTGGACGGTGATACATTGGCCATAGCTGCATCCGCGTATTCCAACAGCGCTGTGGCGCAGGGGGCTCCGACATCAGGGGCATCATACGTATTCGCACGGTCTGTGGATAACGTATGGATTCAAACGGCAAAACTTGCCGATGAAACCTGGTTCATAGGGTATGAATTGATTGTTAAGGATGACACTATCTATACTTTATCGGTGTACCCAACATCGCTAGGGACCGGTGCAGTTCAAATTTATCATAGACACAACCCGGGAGAACTCAATTCTGATTGGTTCTTATATAAAACGATACTTCCAAGCACGTTTCCCCACACTGGTGTGGGTGGTGTAATGTCTTCAGTACCTGGACTCCAGACCAACCAAGCTATGGGGTTCACTGGATATATGTATCATGCGAATAATTCGTTATATATCAGCGTCGAGGCCAGACGTACGGGGTACAACAATTCGACTGTTTACATCGATGGTATTATGGAACTGCGTGAATCTGATTTTTATTCACGTGTTTCTAAAGAAAGTCTAGGTATTCCTCTTGTTATGGGTTCAGAACTTCATGGATATACCGAAGACATGTTCGTTGGAAATGAGTATAACCCGACTACGGGCTCTTCTGGTCACGTTCCTAATGACACGGCTTTTGATTTTACGGCTATGGGAACGTGTGTGAGAATTTCTCCCGATGGTGCGCGTATTATAGCGGGATCTCCTCGTTATTCACTCGACGGAACAACACTCGCTACACATGTAGGTAAAATTGAATCTTGGGAATGGCAAGAAGATCTCAACGCAGAATCGACTGTGAATACAATCGATGAACCGGTTATTCAAGGATTCTGGAATAAGTATCCATCTGCACTAGTTGGTTCCAGTGCGGGTGGGCGTATGGGTGAATCGTTTAATCTTGATTATCAAGGAGATAGACTGGCCGTATTAATTAAACATCCACCCCGTTTAACAAACGAAAACAACCAGAGTCGATCGGGGTACACGGTTCAACCTATTCCACATGCAGGTAGTTTGCATGTGTTCGACTGGAGTGGTACAAACTGGTTTGAAGCAACGGAAGAAGTTTTCTTTCCCGACCAAACTCCATTTACAGGTCCTATTAATGGTCACCCGACACTCGATCCTATTAATACGTCGAATGTTATGCAGTTTACGGTATCCGATGATTCTGTAAACGATCACTTCGGAGACGTTGCTATATGCAGTGGCGACGTTGTGATTTCTGGGTGTGTAAATTGGACATCAAGTACAGTCGATAATATACAAAAATATGTGGGTCCACCCGGTGCAGTCGAATCGCATTTTTTTACTCTCGCACAAAATGTTCGTGGAAACACAGTCATAGGAGGTTCTTTATCTTCTGATATAGTGTATGTCGGTACTAATGACGGATCGACTAACACGTCTACGGCTGATGAAAAAAGAATTTCATTCGGTGGAACCTATGCAAGTGATAACACATACGATAGTGCATCGATTCAAAATAGAATCATTTATTACGATCCCAATAATCGAGATCCCGATCAACAGGGATTTTCGGAATTATTAATAAGTAAACGGTTTTCAAATTCTATTACAAATGAAGGAGCGGTTGATCAGGTCCGTATTAAAGCGGCTGAATTTCATTTAGACGAATACATTAGTTCCGATACATTACTCGAACAGAAACCGGCGTTAACAAAAAACGCCTTGGGTGATTTTAAAATAAATCCCGAATTCATCATGCCCCACGAATCAGCGACAGCTAATATTAAAGCTAAATTAGACGTAGAGGGGGATACGTTCATACGTCGACGATTGAACGCGGGTTATTACCCCGGTAACCAACTTAAGGGTATTGAAAAACTTCCATGGAGAATATTTTTTGATACACGTAATAGAGAAATTGTTAAAAAAATAACACTTACATCCAATCTCGATACGGGAGATACTTTGGTGTCTAATGTTGTGACGCAACGCGTTTCACCCGGCGGTGATTGGGGTAGACATGATACGATAGGAAATATATCTTTTGAATGTTCCCACGATTCGTCGGGTGGATTTCTTACCTTAAGTAACATAACTTCGACGGTGTCAACTACGGGATTTAATGGAATGACTAACAGTGACGTTAAATCGGCGGATAATAAATACGTTACAAAATTCTCATTCTGGCTTCAAATTCCGGAACTTCATTCATCAGATACATACCAATATGTATACACTTTAGCTGAGCGTTCAGCGTTTGGTCTATCTAAAACATACAATGTTCCTTTGGCTACACATTCACCCAATCCATCGTATAATAATGGTAAAGTCGTAAAGATTAAAATGGCTGGTAGTAGCCCCCCTTCTCCTATTCCCGCATACTCACTACTCATAGA